AACTTCTTAAACAAATTTAATTACATAACCATTTCAATTGCAAAACTCCCTCTATGGTCTGTTATAGCTTTTGTTAATGGTATATCCCATTGTGATAAATCTTCAACCCAATTAACTTTTGTTTCAAATCCATTTCCCCATTCTTTAGTTTGAATATTTTTATCTCTTAAAGCATTATGTATAGGTACTAACTGATTATCTGGGTCAGTTAACATATAATTTATTCTACCTGCTTCTTTAGTTTGAAACGCATCATACTTGTAATTTTTATTTAAATAACTAATGTTATCTTCAATCATTTTCCAAGGACTTGGGTTAGTATTTAAAAACTGTATGTTTGCTTCATATCTTTGATTATAAGTAGGATTTACAACATAGTCATTACTTGTAAGTGGTACATCATTTTCTGGATTAATTTTCCATTTTGATGATTCTTTAACAACTGGAGGCATAACTTCATCATTCCATTTTTTTGATGCAACTGTATGTGCTAATAATTCAACATCATTTTCATCACTAAGTTTCCATATTTTTTTAACATTTAATACACCTGTAAAAATTTTTGGTGTTTCATACATTTGTTCTAGCACTTCTAAAGCCTCTTCTTCTTTTGTTCCTGCTTTTAAAAAATCTCCTTTAGAATCTTTTAATGGGCCGCTTTTATGCATTGCATAGTATTGTGCTGTACCTATATCATCTGTAACACCATTAAAACCCCCAATCTCACTATGTGTTTTTGGAGCTTCAACATCAAATTTCATAAAGTTTTTTGAAGTGCCATGATAAAATATTTTAGGAATTTTAATTGTTGTATATTTTTTTCCATCAAATACCATTTGAGTTGTAACAAGTGACTCATCTAAATTATTCGCAATATTTTTTAAAGCATTTCCTTCATCAGTTCCAGAAGTTATTATACGAGCAAGTTCTGTTTCAACGTCTTTTAAAAATACATTTTTATTTGTTATAAGACCAAAGTTATCTGTTTCTTTACCTATTTTTATATTTGGATATTGATGGTAAACATATTTTGAATTACTCTTAGCAACAGCAGATACTGCTTGTAAATCTACAAAATCTATAACTCTATTATCTGGATTATTTTTATTCCAATTTTGTACAATCGCTATTTGTTCATCTTTAGTAAAAGCGTTATCTATTTTTAAAATATCTGCAGATTTAATATTAACATTTTTATTAAAAATATTTTTTACTGCGTTAAATCCTCCAGGTATTGAGCGAACTATTGAAGGAATTGAATATGCACCTATTCCTAGTTCTGACACAGTTTTAGCACCCATTCCAAATTCAAATGGACTTGGTTGGGTAAATGTTTTACTTTCTCCTTCTCCAATAACCATTGAAGGGTCAACATATGTACCTGTAATTGGGTCAAGAACATAGTCTTTTTTAGTTCCTGTTGGAGCTACATATCCCGATTCTTGTAATGCTTCATAAATATTTGCTGCAGGGTCACCTACATATTTAGCAGTAAGGTATTCAAAAGGAGCTGATGTTAATCTTAAAAGAAAATTACTTCCCCATTTTGCCGCTTGTGTAATAGGCATATCATCTTCAAAATCCCCAAATTCGTTATGTGCACCTAACCAAGATTGGTTATATTTAGATACAACTTCATCTAATACTCTAGTTTTTCCAGGAAAAGAATATAAATTTGTCCATGATTTACTTTCTTCATCATCATCAAATCCTGCATTCCATTTACCATTTCCATTAGAACCTACTGGGCCACTTGGTTGTGTTTCAGTAATAGTTCCTCCAGATTGTGGTGGAACATAACTAGGATTTTTTTCACTTGTTTTTTTTCTTTCTTTAACACCTACATCACCAACACCAGATAAACCTGCTTGTTGCATAGATTGAGCAGCTTGTTTATATGGATTAGTATTAGGCTTAGTCATTAATCCACTTGGGTTATGTCCGGATACGTGTGGCATTATATTTTTATAGGAAATGGATTAGTCATTAATCCTGGTGATAATTCATTAACATTATATGTTTCAACGCCTTGTCCAGTAGCTTCTGGCATACCTGTTTGCACATTAGGAATCATATGAACAGGTGTTTTAAATTCTATATTATCGTGTGGATGACCCTCTTTAAGAAACTCATCTGCCATAATTTCATTATTAATTGAATACCCAGGCATTTGTTTATCCATTATATCTTCTTGTAATTTTGTTAATGGTTTTCCTGTTTCATCATCAACTCGTTGTTTTTCCTTTTGCATAAATTTATTTGTCATTGGTTTATCTGCTGCTAATCCAGACATTGCTGCGTATTGTTCCATTAATTGTTTAAAATCAATATCATTCATAGCTTTAGTTAAATCTCCTGCCATAGAAGGTCTATTAACACCACCTTCCATTGGAGATGCCATTGCTAAATCTGTAGGCTCTGACATTAATTGTTGTTTCATTAATCCTGTAGTTGTTATTGACATTTATTTATTTCCTCCTAAATCCCATATTAACATTATTCCACCTTGTTGTAGAGAATTATCTATTGACACTTTTCCTTTTCCACCAAAAGGTACATCAAATTCATGTTCAAGAATAGGGTCTCCTTTTAGTGCCCTTTCAATACTTTCTTTTATAATTTTATCAGAAATTGAATCTTTTTCTATTAGTTTGTCTTTTGTATTAAGAATAACATCTTTACCTTTTTTAAGTGTATCTATTGCCTTATCAATTTTTC